GCTCTCGCTCGTGAGACCGCCGAGCGTGGGGGTCCAGCTCCCCTCCTCGTAATCATCGAGGGTGTTGGGGTCCGCGCTGGCATTCTGGGTAGCCGGGAAGGCCACCTGCCCGCCTGTCAGGCTGAGCGTGCCCAACGTCGCGGCAATGTTTTGCGTGAGGGTGCGGGGGTTGGCGCCGGCGGTGGCCGTGTAGCCCGTGAGGGCGCCCGTGCGATCCAGCACGAGCAGGGAGCCCGCCAGCGACGTATCATCGAGGTTCCAATTGGAGCCGCTGATGGCGAGGTTATTCGAGAGGTAAAACGCGGGCGACGCGTCCGGCGCGACGCCAAAGCGGTATTTAAGCCCGCCCCCGGAAATGAGGATGGCCTCTGGGCTCGTCTTCGAGATGGTCTGGTTCAGCGTGAAGACATTGGCGGCGTCGGTCAGGGCCACATCCGCGGGGAGCACGTAGCCCGCACCACTGACCGTGCGCTTGAGGGCGCCATTGCCATCCGTGACCACGAAGCCACGCGCCTCCGCATACACCAGCACGTCACTCGCCGCGAGCGTGCCGCGCCAGACCACGCGCGTGGTCCCGTTGTCGTTGATTTGGATGATGACGGTGGCGTTAACGGTGTCGGCGTTCTGGACGCTGAGGAACTTGAGCTGGCGGGAGCGGGAGCTGCCAGGCGCGGCCACCATCGTCACGGCGGTGGTGTGGTTGGTGGCGCCATTCGATTGGCCCGCGCGGGTCAGTGCGAACGTCGTCTGGTTGACATCGACGTAGCTCGCCGTCCACGGCAATTGGCTGATCGTGATGGCGGAGACTAGCTTGATTTCGAGGGAGCGCGTCGTGGCATCGAGGATGAGCATGGCTTAGATACCCAACGCGATCATGGCTTCGATTTCGGCCGCGCTGAAGCCGGCGGAGGAGGAGGAGCCACTGCTGGAGCCGCTGGACGCCGCGAGGATGCCGCCGTCCCCGAGCGTCGATCGCGTCATCCCCCCACCCTGCATATTCGGCGTCCCCACGCTCTGCTCGTAGAGCCAGAATTTGAGCTTCTTCAGCTCGGCCTTGAACTCGCCCATCGCCACTTGCCAGCGCTGGATCTGATTCTGCTTCTCGTATTCCTTGGCGCGGGCGCCAATGGCGAGCATGCGATGGAAGCGCGGGGGCACCACGGGCTCGTCGGTGTCCTGCGCCATATCGGTGACGATGCGCTGCCCGTCGAGGGTGTAGGTGATGGCGGCGGCCGGGGTGGGGACGAGGGCGATGTGGCGGTAGCGCGCATGGACCTGGCCGATGCCAAGCGTGGCGAGCACGACCCCCGTATCCGAATCTTCGCAGAGCGTGATGGCGCCGAGCGCCGCGGTGCTCACGTAGAATTTGGTGACCGCGATGACGTCATCGTAGGTGAAGCCCGCGGCCGTTGAGCCCGTCATCACGACGCTATCGGTGAAGGGGATGCCCCCAGTGCGATAGCCTTCGAGGTAGGCGGTGCCCACGTCGGAGTCGCTGGTGCTGAGCACGAAGATCGAGGAGGCGTCGGCGACCTCAACGGCCAGGGCGCTGAAGCCGAGATCGACGTAGCGGCGCGGCGTCCCCGTCACCGCCGCGGGGTCCGGGTAGACCGCGCGGTATTCGCCGAGGGACATGGGGTAGAGGCGCAGGCGATTCGTGGTCTCGCGGAGTTCCTTGATGCTGTCGAACTCGGGCGGAATGCCATACGTCGCCTGACTCGCTACTGAGGCAAACGTCACCGAATCATTGAGCAGGAATTCCATCCCCGGTTCGCTGAGGATGTCCTGCTGCACCTCGTTGACAAACGCGGCGATGCGCGTCACCACGTCGGTGGCCGGGCTCGCGGCGAACCCGCAACGGCGGTAGACGTCGGCCTTCAGTTGGGCGAAGTTCATGGGGGATTAGGCGGCCTGCTGCGCGAGGGCCTCGCGGAGATACGCGGCCATCGGCATGTGGTTATGGCGGTCCTCGGTGGACTTGCACGGGAAGTGGAACGTCAGCAGCTCGCGCCGGCCCGCGGCGTCCAACTTCGCCGTCACGACGAAGGGGATCGATTTGCCATCGCTCTTGGTGACGCGGTAGTCGCCAGGCTTCATCTGGTTGAGCAGCTCGATCTCCTCAACCGTCAGGGCTTCCTTCGCCAGCTTGAACCCAACGTAGATCATTTTGCAGGCCAGCTCGGAGCGAGGGAAGTCGCGTTCGCCACGTGGGTTGTAAGCGCTGATCTCGGGGGCGAAGGCGTTCTCGTAGGCGCCGGTGGCGCCGAGGCGGCGGCCCGCTTTCCGCGCTTCGGCGGAGCTGAGGTCTTCGACGTCCTCGCGCTCGCCCTGTTTCGCCATGAGCGTGGCCATCTGGGCGAGGATAGCGGTGAGGGTGGTGTCGGGCGCGGCGGCGGGCGCGGGTGTAGCGACTTTCGGATCGGTAGCCATGTGCGGGGATTCCTTAGAGGGCGCGATGCACCCCCAGCCTTTCTCGAAAGGCCAGACGAAGCGAGGTTAGCGGGCGAGCGAGCGGGGTCTAGCTGACGTTCCCGGCGATGTCCGACGACCCGAGCGATTCGTAAAAGACGGACGAATAGCTGGTGCCGGAGGTGTTGCCCGTGTGGGAGGTGTTGGAGGTGAGGCGCGTTTCCTCCACGGTGTTGTCGTCGGAGCTGGGCAGGCGAATACTCATCTCACGCCGCGCAATCGCGAGGACCGAGGTCGAGGTATTCCCGCCGCTATCCTTGCCGGGGCGCGTCGTGCCGTCGCCGGGGCCGCCGCCGGGAACCACGCGCTCAAAGCCCGTGGCGCTCCCTACCGCAATGTTGTCGTAACCGAGTCGCCGATTCTGGAAGGTGTAGGCCATGCGCTATTCCTTTGCGAGTTGATGGAGGCGGATGAGTTCCGCGGGGTCGGTGATGTTGGCGCGGTCCAGCGCTATGGTCTCTCCATCGGGCGGGGTGATGAGGTCGAAGCGGGCGCCACCTTCGCTCAGGGGCACGATGGCGATGGGCTCCGTGGGGTCCGGGGTCTCCAGCTTGCCACTCTGGCCGTCAGCGCGGAGCTTAGCTTGCAGCTCCCGCTCCTTGGCGGTCAGGAGGCGCTTGGGCCCCATGAAGAACGAGTAACTCGGGTCGCGCACACCATCGGGGTGCGACTGGTAGCCGTAGAGGAGCGCAGGCTTGCCGAGGAGGTCGCAGGTTGGGGGAATGAGCACTTGGACGCCGCGACCCTCCGCCACGCCGCACCAGTATTCCGCACACCCACGCTGCGGCCCATACTCGCTATCCGAGTCGTAGTGGCAGCCGTAGAGCGCGATGTGCGTGACCCCCTCGACCAACGCGAGCGCCACCATGTAGGCGACGTGGTTGGTCATGTAGCCGCGCGGAAACTCCGTGATGACCTGTTCGAACGGGTAGCGGATCGACCCAGGCACATCGGGATACCGCTCCTGCATGTAGATGGGCAGGTGGTTCTGCGCCAACCACTTCGCATAGCGCTTATCCCAGAATTTGCGCTCGGGGTCGCGCCACAGCTCCGGCGGATGGAGGTCAAACAGCAGATCGGGCTCGCGCTCGCAGCGATGGCGGCACGAGGCGTGGCTCCATAGCTCCCAACTGGCATCGTGCCAGGGCGCGAACTTCAGCGTAGACTGGGCACCACCGAGCAGCGCCACCTTGCGCAGCCGCCCTGGTGCCGCCATGGCCGGGCGCCGCGGTCGCGGCCCTGCCCATGCCTTGGGGTCCTGCGGGGGCAAATCGGTCCCCGCGGTAAATCTCATGCTCTTCACACGCTCTCCTCGCGTAAAGGGGTAAAAGTGAGGGTGGGGGCCACCCACGCGGGCAGCCCCCGGGTCGTGCTACGACACCACGCCAGAGATATTGCGATCTTGGTTGAGGTGATACGGGTAGTTGAGAAACACGGGGAGCAGGTGGTTGCCGATACCTGCCGTCGTGTTCGTGACCGCACCGCTGGTCTCGCTGACTTGCGTGACGGCCGCGCCGCTGACCACGTTCGGGAACGCCGAGAGGTCGCCGCTGAAGCCCGGCACGTTCGTGGCTTCCGCGCCGAACACCGTCCACATGCCGAAAATCTGGTTGATTTCGACCGAGGACTGCTCAACCGAGCTGTCCGTGGGGACGTTGACGAGGGCAACCGCGCCGAGCGGCGAGGTCACCACCGTGGTCGGGACGATGGCGCGCAGCGTCGAGGTATCCGAGCAGTCGGAGGCCGAGGCGGCACCCGAGCTATACCCCGTCGAGCCCTGGACAAGCGCAAATCCGTAGACTTGCACCCACCCGGCCTGGTTGGTCGTGGGCGACGCCGCGACGACGACGCCGACGCGCCCCGCCTGCGACGCTGACTGTGAGAGCGGGGTCGCGAAGTGCGCCCCGTCAATCACCACAACCGAGCCAACGCTCGCGCCGGTGACGTTGAAGTCCACGAACACGTATTCGTTGCCCGCGCTGTCGCGCGCTTTGTCGCCGAGTCCATGCGGATACGGCGTGGTGTAGAGGTCGCTGGCGTTACCAGCAAACCCAATCGCTGATGGTCTGAGAGAAGGCATGTGATGCGTTGTCCTTTCGTTACGAGATGGCCGAGACGACGCCCAGCATGCGGCGGTTGGTGGTGATGAGGTTGCAACGCGCGCTGACCTGGTAGATGTCCACGGTCTGGTTGGCGGGGCGGATCGGGCCCGTCATCTTATACCAGTGGCCCTTGAGGTAGGCCAGCTTGAGGAAGCTGGGGTGGTAGAAGTAGAGGTTGCCCGCGGGGCAGTCGCCGTCATAGCTGATGGCCGCGCCCTTGAACTTCAGGGTCTCGTTCTTGAAGCCGCCGTCGCCGCTGGCCTTGTCGTTGAACCGCTCGTTGACGAGGAGCAGTCCCTCGAAGCCCTGGAAGACGGTTTGCGTGGTGACCGCGTATTTCGGATGCTTGCCCGCAACCCCATTGCTGGAGCTGTTGTAGATGGCGCGCATCTGGGCGCGGAGGTTGTCGAAGGCAGAGCTAGACTGCGCGCCGGAGCCCTGCTGATTACGCCAGAACGCGAACGAGGAGGCCGAGATGGCGCCCACGGTTCCCGTTGTCGGCGTGGTCGAGATGATGAGCTGGACGCCGCCGAGTTCCTTGCCGCCCGTGCCGGTGCCGTCGCTGTAGAGCGAGGTGTTGAGCGCGTCATCGATGGACGAACGCAGGTTGCGCATCTTCCCATCGAGCAGATCGAACTTCTTCGCGCTGCCCTGGTTGATCGCGTTTTCCAGCTCGCTCTGGAGGAGCGTGCCGGCCACTTCCTTCCACCCGAACTCAACGCGGTCGAAGACGTCGGTGCGGTTGGTGCTGATGGATTCCGTGTCGCTGTAGAAGCCGACCGTCGAGTTCATCGCGTATTCGAGCGATGCCGTAATGATGTCGCCGCCCGCCACGCTCTCGAACGATTCGCCCTGCTTCAGCGTGTTGAGCAGCCAGTAGTCCGCGAAGATGTTGTCTTCCGGCTTATCGTTGACAAGGGCGTTCCACGACGCCGCAATTGTCATCCCGTCATTGGGTGATGCCATGTGAGAGTGTCCTGTGAGGTGTTACGGCCGGTTCGCTGCGGCTGCGGCTTCGTCGGGGTGCTCCTCGTAGTAGCGAGCTGCGTCCTTGAAGCTCTTAAACTTGGGCGTTCCGGTCGCTGTGCCACGAGGGGAGATGCTCGCCCCCGTAGCCTTGTTGTTGATGGAGTCCACGACGGCGCGCTGTTCGGCCTGGCTGAGCGTCGGGAGTATCTTGTTCGTGAGGACCCAGTTGTAGGCGGCGTGCACGTTGTCGCCCCATTCCTCATGCTCCATGAGCGCTTGGCGGATGTCCGCTTCGTGCTCCTTGAAGTAGGGTTGCTGGCGAAGGGCGCCCAACGTCTGGGCCGCACCCTGATGCGCCTGCTGCATGATGTGGGCTTGCTGCTCGCGCTGCTGCCACGCCTGCTGCTGCTGCTCGATGGAGCCGAGCCGCTGGTCAAGCGCCTGCTGCGATTGCGCCTGGTTCCACTTCTGCCACTTCCGCAGCTGCTTGTCGCTGTAGGTGTGGCTGGTGACTTGGCCCTGCACATCCACGACTGGAATGTCGGCCTGCGGTTCCTCACCGAGGTCGGGCGGTGCGCTTTGCTTGACCCGCGCGGTGGTCCACTGGTTGACCAGCGGGCCATAGACGCTGTGCTTGGAGGCTGAATCCAGCCACTCCTGCACCGCGCCCCACGGGTCCTGCTCGAAACGCCCATAGCGTTCCTGATACTCGGCCGCGACTTCCGCGCGTGTTTTGCGGCGCGCGTTGTCGAGGATGTCGTTCCAGCGTTCCCGCGGGGGTTCGTTGGGCTGACCCGACGGCTGAGCAGGCGTTCCTGCGCTCGCCGCGGTTGGTTGCGATGCGGAGCCGCTGCCGGTCGATGCTCCCCCAGACGGCGCTGTCGCGGCCGCTGGCGTGCTGGAGGGGGCAGATGAGGGCGCGGATGCGCCAGAGCCCGAGGCTGGCGCCGAGCTAATATCGGACATGGGTCACCTGGGAGAACGCGCGGCCAGACGAGGCAGCGCGGCGCCCTATATCGGAGGGCGCGGAACGAGAGGGAGAGGCGCCGATTTACAGCGCCAACCGGCCTGATTGCAGCCGGGGGGTTAGGGCCGGTCAGCGCGCGGTGGCGCCGGGACCCTGACGAGTCCGCCGCAGGTCAGGCACACGGCCGTGCCCGCGGGGCGTTGGAAGATGCTGGGGTGCGCGCACGAGCAATATGGGTTTCGCACGGGTTCCCCGGTGTATGTCGTCATAGATGTTAGCCGCGACCCACGCCAGCCATCGCCGCCGCGCCCACCGCGAGCGGATTGCGCATCTCACGCGTTGTGCAGCCGCACGTAACCGCGAAGGTCGTGGCTGCCTTGCTGTTGTCGCCGGCGACTGGGCCCGCGCAGACCGTGCACCGGAGGCCCCAGCCGAGTTGCTGGAGCAGAGGCTCCACCTCGCTGGGTTTACTGCGGCTAATCCAGCCCGCACGATGCGCGCAGCGCCAATCCACGCGGTCAGGAAAAGTGACGGTGCTAATCGGGCTGTTGCACGTGAGGCAATAGGGCCCCACCTGCGCCGCTCGCAGCAACCCATCGATTTCGATCGCGAATGTTGGCCCATCGACCAGGGCCCAGGAAGCACCAGCGGGTAAGGGGATGAACGCGTGTCGCGCGGGTCTCCCATCGGCTCCAAGTATCACCGTCTCTCCTCGGCGCGGCGGGGTTGAAAGGTTTCGAGCGTGGTGGGGTCCGCCGATTTCCCCTTGCTCACGCGGGACACGAGCGCGGTGGCCGCATCGAGCGTGTATTGGTCGATGCCCGCCGCCCAGTTGGTCAGGTATTTGTCGCCGGGCCCCGCCCACTTGATGCGCTGCTCGACGCCGGCGCGGGCCATGGCTTGCTTCAGCTCGGTGCGCGAATACACGGTCACTGGCTGGTGGCCCAGGTTCTCGATGACCTGGCCGCCAATGAAGGCCTCATCGGTCTGGATGGAGGCGGGGTTGGAGTGCCAGATATACTCTGTGGGCCCGGCGCACAGCGCGCAGGGAGGGTGCACTCCGCCCGCCACGATAATTGGCTCTTCGTGCTGACAGGCGGCGCACCAGCTATCGAAGCGCGGCATCAGCGGCCCGTGACGCTCACCGGCCCCTTGGTCAGGAACCGCAGGAGAATGTTAGCGATGGGCACGGTAACGGCCGCGTATTCAGCGGGCAGGTAGCCCCCGTAGGTCGCCACGAGCATCAGCGCGTTGACGTAGAGGGTTTTGCTAGCGAAGATTGACTTGGCGTCCATAGCTCTCCTAGCGCCTCGTGCGGCGCTGCACCATGAGGTTTTCGAGGTCATCGTCCATCATGCGCGTCGCGCGGGCAGGTGATGGTTTGCGCGTCGGGTCGAGCGGCGCGGGGAGGTTGCGGGGTGCCGGGGGCACGAACTCCGCGGTGTCCACGCTGCCATAGGGGCCATTGCGCGGGGAAGTCGGGCTGCCCGCATCAATATGGAATTGCTCGTGCTCTACGGCGTGGGGTGAGGCGTCCTCGCGCGTGATAATGGGTCCCCGCCCCTCGCCCAGTGGCAGGGAGTAGGCCTCGCCGGCGCCACCCAGCATCGCGTGGAGAATGGCGGCCAGGGCGTTGCTGCGGATCGGTTCGCCCACTACGCCAGCGGCTTTCTACCGGGGCGCTGCCCGCTCTGGTCCGCGCTCTGCTGGTCGAGGGGGCGCACTTTCTCGGCAACACCCGCGTGTTCCTGTGGGTGCGCGGTGGGGGTGATGGCCTTGCCGTTGGCGTCGCGAACCCCGAGCTGCATCTGTTGGAAGAGCTGCGAGGCGCTCATGTCGATCGATTGCTGGCTGATGTGGATGCCGCACTGGGCGAGCAACTCCCGCACCTGCTGCGCTTGGGGCCCCACGAGGTCCTCGCCCTTGAACGCGAAGTTGAGCCCAGGCGGCGGTGGCGGCTTCTCGGGCAGCTGCTCGATGACGATTTCGCTGGGGTCGAGATTCGCCTTCTCCACGAGGTTCTTGAGCAGCATCACGCGGTTGACGTTGGGGTCGCGCGCGAGGAACTGGTAGAGGTCAAGGGCGTATTTGCGCTCCGCGGCGGCGTCCAGCTTCACCTGCGAGTCGGGCTTGGCCCCGAAGACGAACCGCCCATCCCACTGCTTCTTGTCCCACTGGCCCCACGCCTGCGCCGGCTTCTCGCCAATGTAGGGCACGGCGAGCTGCGGGGTCATGAAGCGGGCGACCAGGGCGCTGAACTTCTCGACACCCTTGAGATACCACGCCAACACACGGCGGCGCTCCGCATCCATGCGCACATTGCGCTGCCGGTCAATGACGGCGATCTCCGTGGCACTCTGGGAGCTGCCCGTATCCTTGACGCCAGCGCCGCCGCTATCGATGCCCAGCGTCTTCTCGAGGTCGCGCTGGATATAGTCGTTGGCGGCGTAGCTACCCCGCGTCTGGCTACCCTGGGTCACTTGCGCCATCACGCGGTCCACGCCCCCGGCGAGCGTGTCCTCCATGACGGGGATCATCGCGCCGATGGTGCCCTCGGTCATCTTGAGGACGGTCTCGGGGGAGAGTTTGCTGGAGTCGTAGAGGAAGCGCGGGAGATTCGCCTCGCGCTCCTGCACCTGCTGGCTGCGGAACTTGCACAGCTCACGGACCAGCGGGCGGGTCATGCTAGAGTCGCTGGGCACAAAGGCCGAGTCGGGCACATCGCGCAGCGTCAGCACGTGGATCGGATACCCAATCATCGAATCGGCGCTGAGCCTCCCGTTCGGCAGCAGCGTTTGGAAGGGCGAGCCCGGGTCCTTCTCCACGAACTCGTCTACGCCCTCCACGATGACGTGGCGGCGGATGACCTTGGGGTTCAGCGCATCCTTATCGAAGATGCTCGCGTAATACCAGATTTCGATACCGTCCACATAGGGGATCGAGCTAACGTCGCGGTTGTTGTTAGGGGCCGCGTCGTTCAGCACCTTGTCGTCGCGGTCCTTGGTGCCCTCGAAGTCGTCGGGAATGTTGAGGGTGCGTTTGGCATCACTCAGCGGGAGCCGAAACTCCATCGCGAGCCACGGCGATTTGTCGTAGTCGGTATCGTGAAAGTCGGCGGGGACCCTGAACTTTTTGCTGGGCACGCGCTCCCAATACCACTGCTCGTCCACTGGGCGATTGATGGGGCCGGTGAGCCCGAGCACGCTGCCGATTTGCGGCGGCGCCTCGATGGATTCCATGGTGGGCGTGTAGCCGATTTTCGTGGCGCCACATCCCGCGGTCACCAGGCAATCCTTGATGGCCTTTTGGACCGTGGTCAGGACATCCGCGTGGCTTGGCCCGAGCAGCTCATTGAGTAGGGTGCGATGGGCGGCGGTGATGGGCGCGGCGTCCGGCGTGGGCTGCGGCGGCTGTCCGGGGATCTGCGCGGCGGGCTTCTGGGGCTTGAACGCGCCCTGGCTCGTCAGCGTGAGCGAGGGGGTGTCATAGAAGAGCTGCGCGACCTTCAACTCGGCGTGGTAGAAGTCCGCATTGACGTTAACGAAATTCGAGCCATTCGCGTTGGCCGCGACCGCATCCTCGCTCTTCCCGACGTAGTTATTGAGGTTGTCCTGCCAATTGCTCCAATAGGGCTCCGCCACGCGGCGCGAGCGCTCGATCTCGGCCTTCCACGCGCTAGCTTGGCTGAAGTCGTTGGAGTCTTGGCTCATGCGCGTTTACGTAGTCTCCGTGGGGCGAGTTGGCGGTCGAGGACGCGAGCGGTGGTGAGGAGGTAGTTGCGAATCAAGGCGATGGCGCGGGCAGCCCACACGAAGTGGCGGGCCAAGATGGCGAGACCACTGACGATGGTGGTGAGGCCCGGCCCCGGAATGAACAGCAGGAGGATGCCAACCGCCACGAGGCTGAATCCCCACGCGATCCGCAGCACCTTCATCGCGGCACCTCGGAGCCGAGCAAGCCGGGGTTCGTGGGGCGATTCTGTGCACGCCACCACGCTGGAGAGTAGGGCTGCATGAGCGGCGCCTTGCTCTGGACGGCCACGCTCGGGCGCGACATCGCCCCGTATCGCAGCGCATCCACCGCGTGGTCATCGCCGTGCGTATCGAGGTCCTCGGGATTCGCCTTATCCTGCACCTGCGTCGGGAGCGTGCGGATCAGGTAGCGGCAGCCCGGGTCAATGGTCAGCCAGGGCTCGCCATCGGGGGCATCGCGAAACATCTCGTAGACGCGCTGCCAGCCGTTCACGCGATCATTGGTGGACTTCATGGTCGGGACGCCATGGCGCTGGAAGGTTTCGGCGATGGACTCGCCAATCTGCCCCTTGTTCAGCGTGATGTCGGGGTCTACCCAGCATAGGGGCACGCGCGGCAGCCCGAGGTCGCGGCAGCGCCGCTTGATTTCCTCGGCGCAATCCTTCACGTAGACCTTCGTGCCTACCTCGCCGTTGAACTTGTATTCCTGCTCGATGTGGTAGTGGCCGTCAGGGAAGCAGACCCACCACAGCACGCAGCCGGGGGAGCCGAGGCCCCAATCCAGAGATAGGAACCGCTTATGGTCCGGCGAAAGTGGCCCGGCATCACGCACATGGCGCGCGGGCTTGAAATTGTCGAAGAATTGCCCCTCGAATACAGTCCAGTCCCCGTCGAGCAATTGCCGCTTACGGGCATCCCGCAGTGTAGACAGCGACTCGGTGTAGCCTTGGATGCTGACATAGGGGTTATCAACGAGCTTCGCGGGATAGAACGCCCACTGGTCCGCGATGTAGCCCGGGAATTCGTCGCGGTCGGGCTCCCGGTCGATGAACAGGTCCTTGATCCACTGCGCGTTTTGGCCGCCCGGGTTGCTCGCGGCAATCACGAACGCGCCGTCGTAGTCCGAGGCCGCATCGCCGCGTAGCGCCGTCATGGCGGGGTTGGTGGTGCGCGCCCTGGTGAAAAGTTCGAGCATCACATCGCGCTTGAAGGTCACCAGCTCGTCGGGGGCGATGACGTCATACTCGGCCGACAGGTAGTTCTCGACGTCGTTGTCGGATTCCATGTGGCCCGGGCGGATGATGGCGTCGGGGCGGCCGGGATGGCTGAAGACTGCGAGGCGATCCGTGGCCCTCCATGTCCCCCCGAGCTGCGCGACCTCGTGGGGCAGAAATCGCAGGTGGCTCTGGTCTAGGTCCTTGTGGGTTCGTCGGAGAAGCAGCGCGTGAAACCCCGGCACCCGCAGTGCAAACTGATAGAGAGTTTGGCGAAGCCAGTAGGACTTACCGGGTGCAGCGGCGCCCCCGACAAGTAGTCGGCGAAGTCGCGGATCGAGGCACGCAGCGTGCCAGACGGCCTGTTTAGGTGAGGGCAGATAGAGATACGAGGTGTGGCTTCCCTCAACTCGCGTAAACGCATACTGGAGCTGGCGCGTGGCACACTCGCGCGTGGCGCACCACCAGTGTCGCTGTCCGTCCAACTGGATGAGAGCACGTCCACACCAGCAGCAGCGGCACAGCCCGTGGGTTTTATAGGCCGCCACCGGCTCCGAGCTGCTGGAGCATCGCCATGCGGTTCAACTGCATCGGCGGGGGAGCCATGGCCCCACCCTGCGCCTGCATCGGGTCCAGAGCCCCACCCATTGGCGGCATCGTGGGCCGTTGAGGCGGGATGGGCTGGCCCTGGACCGTGCCGGGGCTCGGGGCGAGGCGCTGGGGGCGTGGAGCGGCGGGGCCTTGGGCGGCGGGGCCTTGCGGTGCGCCGGGGAGGCGGACGAGCGGGGCGGGCATCAGCGTATCCCTGCTTTCTTCGCCTCATGCTCGTGTAACGCCGTCATCTGATGCACCTCTTCACGCCGCGTTAACCACTGACGCCCATTAATCGCATCGACATCCTGAGCGTAGAATCCAGCGGGGAGTCTACCGTGACGCTTATAGCAGCGATGTCGCGCGAGCTTCCGCTGTCGCTGCGCCTCTTCCTCCGCGCGCATACGCGTCTCTTGCTCTGGAATCTGACCTTTGAGGCCCTGTCTATCGAGCCCCACCCACCATGACGACATCGGTAACCCTAATACCATCCCCTCAACAGCAGGATAGCACGATATGTTACCTACTGTCAAACTTTTGACACCTGCTAGGTTAACCATAATTTGATTATCTGGACACTAGAGCGTGGAGAGCGGCGAAAGTGCGCGTATTTGGCCGATTTCGCGCTGTCAGCCAGTGCCGCACAAACCTTCCACAGGGTGGTTTAAAAGGCTATTTCCACTGAGTCCGATAATAGATGTTCAGATAACTGCTCAGCTTTGCTCAGCATAACGGGCCCTTTCGCCCGGCGGCAGCCCATCGCGATATTTCGGTGCTACCGTGCCCTGCACATAGTCCACCCAATCCGCATCTCGCACACACTCCCCGACCCCAAACCAGCATTCCGCGAGGCCGTGGCCGTAATTTCCGCTGGTGTAGCACGCGCGGTAGGGGCGGCCGGCGATGCGCTCGCAACGCGCGTGTTTTTTCGCGCCCAGGCGTTGCTTCATCGCGTCCCCTCGCAGCCGCCCACATTCAGCTCCGCCATCGCCTGGAGGGGCCGCTCGCCCTGGCGCTCCACGATACAGTAGGCGGGGCCGGCGCCACAAGGGACATGCTTGAATTCGATAGGCCCCCAGGTGATCGGCGCGTGGTCCCCGTCGAGCTGGCGCTCGGAGGCTTGGACACCCGCGAGGCCAAACGCGAGCTTGCGGTTGCGCGCGTCGGGCGTCACCCGGCACGTCAGCCAGACGCTGTTGCCCGCGAGAATGGCTTGGGGATTGAGGCGGATGGCGAGCCCGCGGTCTCCCGCCGCGGCCAGCGCGAGGACGGCCGCCAGCGCCGCCCTCATCGAATTTGCCCCGTCAGCAAGCCGAGGCCGGCGCCAACCGCGACACCCGCGAGATCGTGCTTATTGGCGCGCATCCGCAGCACCGCGGTGAGCGTGCCGAGCCCCACGCCGACGGCCACGCGCCGCCCACCGCCATTCGTATCCAGCGCGGCCAGCGCGAACGCCGTGTGGCCGCTCGGGATGTCCGCCATCGGGTTGTCCACCCCGCACTGGGGCGCGCAGGGGCGCGCGGCGGGGAAGTAGTGCTTGACAGTGGCCACGGCCAGCGCGGTGGCCCCATAGCGCAGGCCGGCAGTGGCGAGGGCGCGCGGGGTATGCTCACCCTGCGCGATGTCAACGACGATCGCCGCGGCCCAGGTGCCATAGCTGGCCACGTCCGCGACCTTTTGCGCTGCCGTCTGCTGGGCCAGCGCCGGCGCCGCCCAGAGCGTCAGGGCTAGGCAGAGCGGTAACCCCCGGGTCATGGCGTCACCTCGCGGTAGACTACGCGCTTGGGCGTGACCACCACGAGCACCGCGCGTTTCATCGTCTCCCCGTCATCGCTATACTCCAGCCCGGCGGCGTCCTCGGTGATTTCGCTGGTTTCGATGGTGCCGAGGATTTCGCGCAGCCCGCTCTTGTGGATGAGGATGACGCGCCTCATCGCTTCACCTGCTCTAGGGCGATGCTGGCCCAAAGGAGGAGCAGCGCGAGCGGCAGATGCCACCCGGCGGGGTGCCCTAGATCCGCGACCTGAATCACAACAGTAATGACGCGCAGCAGGAGGATGGTGCCCTTCATGGCTGGGCATCCAGGGTCAGCTGGCCGAGATAGGGGACGTGGCCCTTGCGCGCCGCTTTGATGGCCGCGAGGAGGACATTGGCCATCGCCACGTTGGTCCCCGAGACCTCCACGATTCGCTGCTCGATGCGCTCAAGCCCCGCGAGTTGCGCCGCGATGGCGTTCGCAAGTTGGCGGATGTCGCTATCGAGGCCCTCCAGCCGCGCGAGCACCCCACTGAGGTCCACAGGTGGGGGCGGCGGAGGCGGTGGGGGAGGCGGAGGTGGCGGAGGGTCGACCGGCCCACCGAGCGGTTGCGCAAAGTTCGCGCGGTTACGCTCGACCTGCGTGGTTTCCGGCTCGCTCCACTGGGGATTGTTGGCCCCGCCGCCATCGCCCAGGATGTCGGTGCCGAAGAAGGTCGCCGGGTCGATGATGTAGTCGGTGGCATAGCCGGGCTCAGCGCTCTGGTCCCCGCTCAAGCAGCTCCCATCGGGCTGGGGCACGGCGCGATTCCCGCCGGCCTTGCGCAGGAGCCCATAGCCCACGCGCTTCGCCACCTCGTTCGTGATGCGGAAGGCGCCGCAGGGGCCCGCGAGGCTCACCCCCGCTGCCTCCAGCTCCCGCTTGACCGCCGCCACCGTCTCTGCGTTGCGTTCTGATATAGGCATAGCGGTTACCCTTGCAAGGCCCATGCCACGAAACGGGACTCCGGCGGCCCGCTGGGATGCCCGGAGGCCCCCCGGCGACCCCACCCCTCCCGCGCCGCCCCGCGTCGTTCCTGGGGCATCCTCGCGCCCCCCCAGAGCCCTCCTGAGCGCACCCCCGTGACCCCCGCTAAGTGGAGATGTATGCAGCCGCATATTCCGGGGGCCAGTATGCAGCGCCCCCACCCCCCGTTGGGGCCCCCTAGCGAACTCGCGCCCGGAGGCGCCGGCCGGGCCAACCCGCTGAGCCCGCGCGGGTTGCGCGCGGCCCACGCTCTGCGGCGCGCGGCGCGCGTGGCCCGAAGCTGGGCGCGCCACCCCCCAGGTAGCGGGAAACTCTGTGCGATGGAGGGTGGAGGGTCCGAGGCCGAAGTCTGCCAATCGCGCAACAAAAGGGTAACAATGCTACCAACTTCGTAACGCGCTAGGCTCGACGGTTACGCGGGTTGCGTGTAGAATCAAGGGGTTAGCGGGGTAACAGGCCTGGCTACGTGCTTGCAGCATTACGGGGCATGGAAACGCGCAACACCACGAGCGACACGCGATACCTCGAATTGCTCGCCAAGCTGGGCGGGCGCAAGGAGAAGTGAGCCATGGACTACGGATTCACGCACGACGGGCAAGTCTTCACACCCAACGGCACCAGCGTAGACGTAGCAGCGAACGACGCGCGTAACGCCGAGATCGAGCACATGGAGCTGGCGCGCTGGGATCATCAGCCCGCGCGGCATCTCGCGTATTACACCGAACACGGCACAGTCACCACATGGCGCGGCACGGTGCTCGGCACCATCACGGGGCGGCGCATCTACCGCCACAACTTCGGCGGGCGCTTCATTGTGCTCAGCGTGCTCGGCACCAATGGCGTGCGCTACTACGGGCGAGCGAGCTACGACAACGGCAACTGCATTCACCTGCGGAAAGGAGCATAGCGCCATGAGCGACAACACCTACAACGGCTGGATGAACTACGAGACGTGGGCCGTCAAGCTGTGGATGGACAACGAGGAGAGCAGCCAGGCGTATTGGCGCGAGGTGACGCGCGAGGTCATCGAGTTGAACAAGGTCGCCGGCACCCCCGGTGATACGCGCTATGCGCTCGCCGATTGCCTACGCGATGCCCACGAGGAAGACGCGGCGGATGCGTTAGGCCGCGCGAACGCTACCGTCTTCACGGATCTGCTCAACGCCGCGCTCAGCGAAGTCAACTGGCATGAGATCGCGCAGTCCCTGCTGGACGATGCGCAGGAAGGGGAGTAGCGCCATGGCCAAGCTTACGCGGCGGGCGCTCAGCGCCCACAGGCACGCGGATGGGCCGGGGGTAACCGCTGTCCCCATCGCGGGGGACAGGGTGCCCACGCTAGAGGACGGCGCAGACACCGGCGAATACTGCCAGGCGTGCGGCTACGACAGGCCATCGTGCGTGTGCGCGCTACCCGCGCAAACCTGCATCTATTGCGGCCTGACGCTAGAGAGCGATGAACGCGCGCCCTATTGCGGGGCGGTGTGCGCGATTGATGCGGATATGGAGAGGAGACGCTAATGCGAACCTTACTACGCTATGCCTGTCTCGCGAGCCTATGCACAGCCTCCGTCGCGTGTGACCTGGACCAAACGTCCGCGCCACCCACGCCACCCACGATCGGTCGGTTTCAGCGTTTTGACGAGGGCTTGCGCACATGGCGCCTTGATACGGCCACGGGGGCGTTGTGCCTCCTCCTCGCACCCGACGCAGATTGGGCGACGCCGGGGACGCGCGCGCAAGCCTGTAAGGAGTAGCGCGATGTGCTTTCCGCCCCGCGATGATGACGCCGATAACAGCCACTTTCCCGCACCCGAACAGGAGATGATGCCCATGACACCCGATGAGAAGCGCGCGGAACGCGCCAACGTTCTCCACATCCACACGCGGCTCAATGTCGCGGTCGCGCGCCGCGATACCAAACTCGTAATTGCGCTCATGCAGGAGCTGGCGCGGCTGACGGGGCGCCCGATGCCCGAGGGATACGAGCGATGAGCGGACCCTTTATTGACGTGCGCGAAATCGCGGCACTCCTCGACGAAATGCGCGATTTCCTCGATACCTATATCGATGTGGTTGATGGGGATGATGGGCAACCACGGCCTAATCGCGCTATGTCCCTAGATGCGGAGATTGCGCGAGTGTTGACGCGAGTAAGCCGTAATCGGCAGCCGCAATGAGCCGCTAACCGGCGCCGCCCCCGCGCCGCTTCGCCCACACCGCCCGCATCCGCGCCCCGATCGCCGCGCGCTCTGCCTTCGATAGCGGGCGCCTGGCTGCCCGCACTGGAGCCGGGGGTTTCCGCGCGGGGGCCGAGCGAACCCCCGCCATTCGCGCTCGCCCCGAGCAACGCCCGCACCTTCGCGAGCTGCGCCTCCAGATCCGCTTGCTTCCGCGTCAGCACCGCTTGCAGTTCCTCATCTAACGCTGCCATCACGCTACCCTCCGCTGCGAGCCGTAGCCGCAGCCCCGCCACTATACCACCTCGTCGAAGTTGTCGAGGAGCCAGGCCACCACCAACCGCCGCAGATGGCTCTGATACCCGCCATCCTCGCGATTCGAGTATTGGCACACGCGGAAGAAATCGGCGCGGGCCAGCGTCAAGCTAGTATCCTCGGCGCGCAACCCCGCCTGGATGCGCCGCGCCAACCCCTGATACCCGCCCTTGCCCGTTACCACCGCATCGCGCCAATACTCCCACTCCTTCGCCTTGGGGAACACCGTTACATAGTCGCGTCGTGCCATTGCCATGCTCCGCCTCGCTTCCCGCGTATCGGCCGATCGCGGCCGCCACTGTAGCACGAGGATTAGCATACGACATACCACTTTGTAAGTGGGCGGGGCACGCACTGTGCAAATGGCGGGGGTAGCGCCGGCCGTTACGTCAAGCGGGGGCGCGCGAAACCATGCAAGGGACCGAGTCCGGGGGGCGCAAAATGGGACACGGGGCGGCACACAGTGGGGAGAATGCGCGAAATTGGCTGTATATCGTGGCGGAGTTAGGTGGGGACTATGCGTCATTCTGGCACACGCGGGTGGCAGCGGAAAGCGAGGAGGAGGCGTATGCGGCGGGGATAGCGGTATATGACCGGGAGTGCCCCACCGGCGCCCTGAGCAACGACTACGTGATTGAGCTGGAGCCCGCGTTGTGCGGCTGCGACGCTTGTATCAGGAGGGGGTAGCGGGCGATGTTACGCATGATCTGGCGCAATGTGGGATGGCGGGTGCGGGAGTGGTGCGCGAGGCCAGCCCCACCCGCCTACGTGAGCGCGGCGACACTCGCGCATTACCGGGGGCGCGATGACCGCGATTGAGGGGACACCGCGTCACCCGCGGGTAACAGCCCCGGCTACCGCTGGGAGCGGGGGACTGGCATTTTCCCCCTCCCTATATAAGGTCGGGGTATTTAACAGTAGCGGGGGAATGACAGCGGCCCCGCGTAACCCCCTGATATGCAAGGGGTTAGCAGCTGGCAGAGGGGGCGCCTATGGCTTCGCGCGACAGTAGTAGGGAGCCGTGGGGGACGCGTTTCCTCGACCCACTCCAAGCGGCGCCACCGGAGCTGATCCCCGGTCTGTTGCCGGCGGAAGGGCCCACCTACATTTGTGGCCCCACGAACATTGGCAAGAGCCTGTTGGCCATCGAGATTGCTAGCGCGCTGACTACGGGGCGGGTGCTGTGGGGGCACCTGCGCGCCACCCGCCGCATTAGCCGAGTCTTCTACCTGCTGGGCGAGCACACCACGGGCACTGTGCACCGCCTCTACCATCACACGGGGCTGCCCATGGGCCCCGAGGCGCGCATCATCGGGCCGCATGTGCTGCCCATTCCCAAGCATCTGGTGGCGCGCGGGGAGCGCGATGAGCACTCCTTCGAGCAATACGCTGAGCGGGTGGTGGGGGCCGAGCTGATCGTCGTGGACCCCCTCGCAGCCTTCATCAGCGGCGCCAACGCCGAGAATGACAACGCGGCGATGCGCCACCTGGTGGACGCCTTCTCGCTGCTCGGGCAGCGCAACGAATGCCCAGTGCTCGTGCTGGGCCACTTCGGCAAGCCCACGGCGGACAAGGACGGCAACGAGCGGGCGCGCACGAGCTACGCGAGCCGCGGCGCCTCGGCTACCGAAGACGCCTTCACGACCGTCTTCTACCTGGCGCGCGATGGGGCCAATTTCGTGCTCAGCTGCCCGAAGTATAAGGGGGAGACCCCGCAGCCCTATCGGCTGACGCGGGGGCCCACGCTGACCCATACGCTGCTCATGACGAGCCGCCCCAATGTCGAGACGCGCATGATTGCGTTTCGTGCCAAGCTCGATAAGGTCATGGCGGCGGGCGCGGAGAAGACGCCGGCGGTGCGCATCCTGGCCGCGCTGGAGGGTGTGAGCGAGGAAACCGCGTGGCGGTGGCTGCGGAAAGAGGCGCAACTGTCACTCTTCGACGACAGCGCGTCCCCCGCGGGTAACAGCACAACCTAGAAAGGAGGTGCTCAGTGGATCTCGTATATTGGCTGCTTGTGGCGATTTGGTAGGGTGCCCGCGTGGCATCGGGCGTGCAGGGGTAACAGGCGAACGGGGTAACCGGCGAACCTAACGGAAACAGCGCGCACCCCGCGCGCATACAGCATGGGAGAGCAGCATGGCCAGTGGCAGACCAGAATCCTTCGGCGGCGGCGGCGGGGCGTTTCTCGATGGCGAGACGGTGGCGTTCGTGGGCTATACGTGGGAATTGGGCGACGTGAACGAATCGGCCTATGGCCCATTCGCGAAGCTGAACCTCATCCCCGAATTCCGCCGCGATGGCGCGGGTGACACGGTGACCCGCCGCCTCTTCGCAGGCAACGGCGCGAAGTTCGATGGCGTGAGCGATGACGGGCGCACCCTCTTCCTGGGCGAAGGCAAGGTGAGCAAGAAGAGCGAGGCGGCCGTCTTCATCGCGAGCCTCTTCGCGAAGGATGCGCAGTCGGCCAACTACCCCGAAGTGGACGGTGAGGCCAATTACGAGTTCTTCCTCGGCAAGCGCCTCACACTGGCGCGGGTCGAGAATCCCGATCGCAAGCCCGAGACCGGCAAGGACGGCAACACCTACGCAGCGAAGGATCTGCTGGTGGATGCAGTCGTGACGCCGGCCAAGCAGAACATCACCACGCGCCGCAAGAGCGCATAACACAGGAGGGGCTGGGAGGGGTGGCCATGGGGGCTGCCCCACCCGCTACGCAGATGGCGCGAAACAGCGCGGGGCAGGATCAGTTCTTTATGGTGCTCATCGTGGATTTTACCGCGGCGGAGATTGTGCGCGGAGATGCGGGTTATCGCGCTGAACAGATCATCGACCAGATCAGGGCGATCGGCGGGGTCGAGGATGTGGCGCGAGCTGGCGAGGTTCACGAACGCGAGGGGGAGTGATGGCGACCAAGCGGAAGCAGGGCAATGCGGTGGCGGAGCGGGCGCTGCGTATTGTGGTGAGGGAGAATGAGCGGTTGCGCGAGGCGGCGCAGCAGCTCCAAGGCCAAGCGCTGAGCGCCAATTGCGTGCTGCTCGCGATGCTAGTGGAATATGGCGGCGCGTTCTCGATAGGTGAGGGTGCCAAGCAGCGCGTTGAGCGCGAGTTCACGACGCTGGGATGGCGAGCGGATGTGAGCGCGTCGAGCCCGGCCATGTCGGTGGTAACGCTGGTGGAGCCGGGCGAATGACCCACGAGGAGCGGGTGGCGCAGCAACAGGCTTTATTGGCGAAGGCGATGGACCTCAAGGGGCTCGCGGATGCCCTGATTAGCCTCCAGGCCATGGTCTTCTACCTGCTGACCGCTTACAACCTGTGGAGTCCCGAGGGGACCTTTACCTTCCCTGATGGGGACACCGTCGAGAGGGCCCAGTGGGAGGCGACGCATGAAGGTTAGCCCCGTAGACACGAGCGACCTCGAACTGCTGGCGCCCAGTGAGGGCCGCAGCGAAGGCCTCCACATGAGTGACATCTACACCGCGCTCTATCAGCGGTTGGAGCCCAAGCGCTATGGGAAGCCCGGGGCCCCGCGCGACATGGGGGGCACCCTGCGCATGGCGGTGGGCGTGGCGTGGGAGCGCTACCTCGAAGAAGTGCTCATCGCGAGCGGTGTCGATGCGCAGCGCCCATCCGAGCAAATGACGAGCGATGGGGTGGCCTACTCGCCCGACCTGCTCATTGACGGCGGCGAGCGCGTGGGCGAAATCAAGGCCACGTGGCTCAGCAGCCGCACCGACCCGCATCACCCCAAGTTCGCCAAGTGGCTGACGCAGGCGGCCGCCTACTGCCGCGCCCAGGGCACCACGCGCTGCCGCTTCTACGTGTTGCACCTGAATGGGAATTACGCGGATGACCGCAACCCCGCGCTGAACATCTGGGATATCGAATTTACGCAGGAGGAGCTGGAGGCCAACTGGGCATCCCTCCACGAATTTGCCACAAAGGAGAGCATGCTATGACGACGAGCGAACAGACCGGGGAACTCGCGGCGGCGCTGGCCAAGGCACAGAGCGAAATGGGCGCGGCCACGAAGGACGCCGCCAACCCCTTCTTCAAGAGCCGATACGCCGATCTCAACTCCATCTGGGAGGCCGCGCGGGGGCCGCTCACGAAGAACGGGATCGCGGTGCTCCAGTCGCCGAGCGCGGACGGCGCGCGGGTGACGGTGGCCACGCGCTTCCTCCACAGCAGCGGCCAGTGGATTCAGGGCGAGGTCAGCGCGACCGCCAAGGATGCCAGCCCCCAAAGCGTGGGCTCCGCTATCACCTATCTGCGCCGCTACGCCCTCCAGAGCTTCGCCGGCGTGGCGACCGCGGATGACGACGGGGAATCGGCGCAGGGACGCGCCACAACCCCCTCGAACGAGCGGGTGCCCGGCAATGTGGCCGATGCTCCCGCAACCGGCGCCACCTTCCGCAAGGCCACGCGATGATTGGGGTGCTTGCGATAGTCGGCTACCTACTGGCCTTCATGCTGGTGCTATCGTGGGTGAGGCGGCTGTGATCCGCGTTGACACCCGCGTGGGCAGCGCGGACCTCCTCAAGCCCCTCATGGACCTCGGGTTGCCCGCGATCGGCGCCCAGCTCGCATTTGGGGATGTGGCGTGGACCGCGTATGGCGGCCAACCCGTCGGCGTGGAGCTGAAGAACGTGGCGGACCTCATTGGGAGCCTGCGCTCCAACCGCCTGCCCGGGCATCAGTTGCCCGGCCTCAGCGCCACCTACGCCGAGCGCTGGCTCTTCGTGGAGGGCACGTGGCGCGTGAACAACGCGGGGATGATCTGCCTCCCCGGGGTAACCGATAGGCCTAGAATGAGCGTGGGGGAGCTGGAGGAGCGCGTGCAGACCATGCGGGGGACAGGGCTGCAAGTGCGCCACACCCCCGACCGCCACACGACGCTCCACGCGCTGGCTTGTCTCTACCGCTGGTATACGGACAAGGCGCATGACGCCCACGTCAGCCACCTTGTCCACTACGAGCCGGTGGCGCGAGTCAGCCAATTCCGCCGCACGGTGATGACGCTGCCGGCGGTCGGGGCCAAAACCAGCGCGGCGGTCGAGGCGCACTTTGGGACGCTGCGCCAGGCGTTTGGGGCTACGGCGACCGCGTGGATGAGCGTGGAAGGCATTGGCGCTAAAACGGCGGCGCGCATTGAGCAGGCGCTCGATGGCCGCTAAGGCCACCATCGATTTCGAGACGCGCAGTGCGGCGCCACTGAAGCGCTGCGGCGCCTGGCAGTATGCCGCCCACCCGAGCACCGAAATCATGTGCCTGGCGTGGCGGCTGCCCGACTGGGCCCCGAGCGAAACGGCGCTCTGGCACCCCGCGTATCCCGGGCTGGGCATCGCGGAGGAGGGGCAGGGCGACCTGGCGGAGCTGTTCGCGTGGCTTGGGCGCGGTGGGCTCGTGGAGGCACACAATGCGTGGTTCGAGCGGTGCATATGGAAGCACGTGGCAGCGGCGCGGCTCGGATGGCCGCCGATTCCTCACCGCTCGTGGCGGTGCAGCGCGGCGAAGGCCGCGAGCCACGCGCTACCCCGCGGGTTGGCTGATGCTACCGCCGCCCTGGGCCTGGGGACCACCAAGGACGAGGCCGGCGCCAAGGTCATGAAGAAGGTGAGCCGGCCGCGCGCCTCGGGCATTACGCAGTGGTGGGAGAGCCGGGAGCTGTTTAAGGCGCTGTGGGCCTACTGCCGCCAGGACGTGGCGGTGGAGGCGGCGCTCAGCGAGGCCCTACCCGACCTCAGCGCGGAGGAAACCGAGGTCTACCTGCTCGACCAGGCCATGAATGAGCGGGGGTTTGCGCTGGACGGCGCGGCAGTGGACACGGCGCTGGTGCTGATTGAGCGCGAGACGGCGCGTCTGACCGCAGAACTCAACGAGCTGACGCAGGGCAACCCCGACAAGGCGACGAAGCGCGCGAAGATGGTGGCGTGGTTGGCGGAGCAGGGCGTGGAGCTAGAGGATACGCAGAAGGCCACGGTGGCCGAGGCGCTGGAGGGCGACATGGCGGAGGCCCCGCGGCGCGTGCTGGAGATCCTGCGCGAGGTGGGGCTCGCCTCCACGGCCAAGTATGAGGCGATGCGCCATTGGCGGGCGAGCGATGGGCGAGCCCACGGTGGCCTGCTCTACCACGGCGCGGGCACCGGGCGCTGGAGCGGGCGGGGCGTCCAGCCGCAGAACTTCCCGAAACATGAGAAAGATTTCGATATGGAGGGGACATGGCAGGAGCTGATGACGCTGGCGGCGGGGAGGCAGGCGTGAGCGACCAACCACTGAAACGCTATGACATGGTGACGAACTATCGGTGTGGGAGTTCGATTGAAGAGATGGAACCCTCGGACGATGGCGAGTGGATGCGCTTTGAAGATCACGAACGATTGGCGGCCCAGCTCGCGGCGATTCGGCGCTATGACTCCATCGTGGAGATGGAGCGAGCGGACGACTACGGCGACTGGGTGCGTTGGGAGGATGTCGCGGCCTTACTCAGCGTCCGCCTGCAAGCCGAACGCGCGCCCCGTCCGTTCTATGCGCTGGCGGAACGGATCGTTGTGGCGCTGCGGCCGGAAGCCCAGAAGATCGGGGGCGGGCATCTCGCGGAAGGCGAAGTGATCCAAGTGGTCGAGCAGCTATTGAGCGAGGCCAGAACGTGATCGCCGTCATCGTCATCACGTTGTTTGCGCTGTTTGCGCTGTTCATGCTTGTGATAGGCGGTATCGCTCTCGTGGCGGCGGCGGTCGTGGCCGCGCAGGAGCCCGAGCGATGACGGCACCTAACGTAATGGCGACGTTCAGCAGCGCACTGCGCGGCGCCATCGTGGCCGCCCCCGGCAAGCAGCTCTACGTGGCGGACTACGCCCAAATCGAGGCGCGGGTCCTGCTCTGGCTCGCCGGCGACACGGAGGCTCTCGGCATGTTCGAGCGGGGTGAGGACATCTACGCGGAGATGGCGCGGGCGATTGATGCGCGCAACCCGCAGCGGGCGCTGGGCAAGGTGGCCATCCTCGGCCTGGGCTACGGCATGGGCGCCAAGAAATTTCGCGAGACGGCGGGGGCGTGGGGCATCGCGATCGATGAGGGCCTGGCGCAGCGCACCGTGGACGCGTATCGCGCCAAGTTCGCGAAGGTGAAGCAGCTCTGGTATGGCACGGAGCGGGGCGCGCGAGCTGCGATTCTCTACGGGTCGAGCATGGGTTGGCACGTCGAGGGCCGCTTCCTCTACGCCACCCTGCCCAGTGGCCGCCGCCTCGCCTACCCCGATCCCGCGATCGTCCACCGCCCAACCCCGTGGAAGGCCATCGTGCCCACGGTGAGCTTCATGGGTATGAATACCTACACGCGCAAGTGGGGGCGACAGCATGCCTACGGTGGGCTGCTCGTGGAAAACATCACCCAGGCCGTGGCACGGGATCTCATGGCAGCCGCGCTGTTACGCTGCGAGGCGAGCGGCGTTTACCTGCCCATCCTCAGCGTCCACGACGAGATTATCGCGGAGGCCGATGCGCAGGGCACGAGCGTCTACGATTTCGACCAATTGGTGGCACAGGTGCCCGCGTGGGCCGCGGGGTTACCGGTGGGCGTAGAGGCGTGGACAGGACGGAGGTATCGCAAATGAACAATACGCTGATGTTCTCGAAGGCGTCGGATGAGTGGGCGACGCCGCAAGCGACGTTTGACGCGCTCAATGCGGAGTTTGGCTTCGAGAAGGATTGCGCGGCGAGCGAGGCGAATACGAAGGTGCCGGGGTTCTGGCTCGGCCCAGACTGCGGGGTCAATGCGCTGGAGTATCGCTGGGGGCCTTGCGTCTGCTGGCTGAATCCGCCTTACTCGATGTGCCGCGAGTTCATCGCCAAGGCCGCCGCGGAGGCGGCACTAGGGGCCACCGTGGTCTGTCTCGTGCCCTCCCGCACCGACACCCGCTGGTGGCATGAGCACGTGTGGGACCGTGAGCAGCATGGGCCCCGGCCCGGCGTGGAGGTGCGATTCCTCAAGGGCCGGCTTCGCTTTGGCGGGGCGACCGCGGGCGCGCCCTTCCCGAGCGTAGTGCTCGTGTTCCGCTGCCCCGTGGCTCAGCCTTTGCAGAAGGGGTAACCTATGAACCTACCAACAGGAACGTATGCGGTGTCGGACCCGGAGGCGGTGCGCGAACTCGTGGTGCTGTTGCTAGATACGCTGTGTGCGGCGGAGGACCGTTCGGGCGCCGTCCACTCGGCGGCCAATGTGGTCTCGGCGCTCTTCTCGACCCTCGCGCTCGCCATCGAGGAGATTTGTGAGGGGGAGCCGCGCAACGCCCCGCAGATCGACGCCTGCATCATGAAGCTGTTCGAGTTCACGGGCGGCAGCGGCAAGGGGCGGGTTCAGTGAGCAAGGCCCCGCGCATCATCCTCTGGGACATCGAGACCAGCCACAACTTCGCGGCGGTCTTTCAGCTCAAGCACAACGACTACATCAGCGCCGACAATATCGTGCAGGAGCGGGTGATCATTTGCGCGGCGTGGAAGGAGTTGGGCAGGGCCAAGGTCCACGCGGTCTCGGTGGCAGATAAGCGGGTGTTCAATGGGCGGCTCCTCGAGGACCGCGCGGTCTGCGCGCAGCTCCACGCCGTGTTGAGCAGCGCCGACATCATCGTCGCCCACAATGGCGACGAATACGACATCAAGTTCACCAAGGGGCGGATGCTGGTGCATGGGTTGCCGCCGCTGCCCCCGATCGTGAGCATTGACACCCTCAAGGTGGCACGGAAGCAATTCCTGCTCAATGCCAATAATCTCGACTACCTGGGGAAGCTGCTGGGCGTGGGCGGCAAGAAGACGACGCCGAAGGGGTTGTGGCTGCGCGTGCTCCAGGGCGACCGCAAGGCGATCCGCGACATGGTGGCCTACAACAAGGAGGATGTGCGGCTGCTCGAGCGCGTCTACCTGAAGCTCCGCCAACATACGCCCGACCACCCCAGCCGCCACCTCTATGGCGATGTGGGGTGCCCACGCTGCGGCAGCCTCCGCATCCAATCGCGGGGCACGCATCGCGCCATGAGCCGGGCCTATGCGCGGTTCCAGTGCCAAGCATGTGGCGGGTGGTTCCGCGACATGAAGCCGGCGGCCAAGGGTGTGCAGTCGCGGGTGCTCTGAGTGCCCTTCGCGCTCTTCGATAGCGTAGACGGCGTAGTCATCAATGGCTACACCGATGGCCTAGATAACGAATGGGAGCAGGAGGACTACAACCCGCCTGCCGAGATTGACATGGAGGAGACGTGGCACTACCGACCGGCGCGACCGAGCGCAAGCAGACGCCAATTTACTCGGGGGTCATCCGCTACTTCCCGCGGGCACTCGCCTACATCGCGCACGTGAGCTGGGTGGGTAACGAGCAGCATAACCCAGGCATGGCTTTGCATTGGGATCGCAGCAAGAGCAGCGACGAGCTGGACGCGCTGACCCGCCATCTGGTCGAGGCGGGCACGCTGGATAGCGATGGCATCCTACACTCGGGCAAGGTGGCGTGGCGCTCGCTCGCCAACCTCGAGAAGGAGTTGGAGCGGATGGAGCAGGAGCCATGAAGGAACGCCTCTCGATCTTCGCGCGCGGCTTCGTGATCGTCGCCATGACCGCGATGAACGTGGGTCAGATAGCTGGCCGCCACTGGGCCGGCGCGTTCTGCGTGGGGTTTGGGATCAGCTTCGTGTGGTGGCTGAATGCGCGCTCGGCGGCGCGGGCGGACATGGTGGGGCTGCGCGAATGCTATGCGCTGGGCGCGGCCAGCGGCACGGTATTCGGGATGGCCCTGGTTCGCTACATATACGGGTAGGCCAATGAGCTTGAGACGCGAAGCAGGCGGGATGAGCAGAACTACGGCGGAGTATCGGATTCGGAAGAATGCGATTCAGCGATGCCACAACCCGAATAACCCGAGCTACCCGGACTACGGTGGGCGCGGGATCTACGTCTGTGAGGCGTGGCGAGCATCCTTTCTGGTCTTCTTTCGCGACATGGGGCCGCGTCCATCGTCAGCGCACACGATTGAGCGCATTGACAACGACGGCCCTTACGCACCAGAGAACTGCCGCTGGGCCACGCGGGTAGAGCAATATGCGAATAGGCGCCCGACTTCGCCACCGCCGGAGCGAATGCTTTGCCGTCGCGGACTGCATCGGCTCGATGACCCAGCAAACGTGTATTACCGCAAGAGCGGGCGTCTATGCCGCCCATGCTCGAATGCCTATCAACGTGCGCATTACAGGAGCATCTATGGCTAAGGTGGAGATTATCGCGGAAGTGGCCACGAACCACGGCGGGGACCTGGGGCTGGCGTGGCGCTTCATTCGGGAGTGTGCCAAGGCGGGCGTGGATACCGTGAAATTCCAGATGACCCGCTGGCATCACCTGCGGATGGATGATGCGCAGTCTAAATGGTTTTGGCAGGCGCAGCTACCCGACCGTGAGCTGCGCACCTTGAGCGCGATGTGCGCGGATAGCGGCGTGGGCTTCCTGCTCACGGCTTACCACGCGGATGACGTCGCCTTCGTGCGGGAGGTGAGCCCGCGCATCAAGGTGGGGAGTGGCGAGGCGGGCGAGGTGAGCGTGGCCAAAGCGATCAAGGCCGCGGGCTTCGCGGAGGTGCTGGTGTCCTACGGCATTGGGGGGCCGCGCATGCTGCTCTATGGCGCCCCTACCCAACGCTTGGCCTGCGTGAGTCGCTACCCGGCGCCGCCTGGTATTGCCTATGCCGCCCTGACGGATCACCGCTACGCCTTCGATGGGTGGAGCGACCACGCCATCGGGCTCAGCGAATGCCAAGCCGCGATCGTCGCCGGCGCCCGCATCGTGGAGGTCCATGTGCAGCTACCGGGGCAGGCGCGACCCGCGCGGCCCTTTGAGAAAACCATGGATGAGCTGCGCCAGTTGCGCGAGTTCGCCAATGAGGACCCGAAACGGTTTTTAGGGCGTTGGCAACGTGGGTAGCAGCCGCATGATTCGAGGCGTGTGTGAATACTGCGGGGCCTCGTTTCGTCAGCAATACCGCAGCACTCGGCATCCACGTTTTTGCTCTCGACTGTGTGGCGGTCTAGAGAATGCCCGGCACGGTCATGCGAGAGGAGCCGGGTCTTCCGAGTATCAAACGTGGAGCGCCATGAAGGCGCGTTGTCTTAACTCTCAGCATGCAGCCTTCGCGAACTATGGAGGTCGCGGCATCACAGTATGTGAGCGTTGGCTTGTTTTCGAAAATTTCTGGGCGGACATGGGGCCGCGCCCGCCGGGGTTGACACTGGATCGCATCGATAACGACGGACCATACGCGCCTGACAATTGTCGATGGGTGAGCTGGACCGTGCAGAACAATAACCAATACCGGAGATACGCGAAACATGGCTGCTAAGCGAGTGGCGGTGGTGCTGACGGCCCGCGCGAGCTGGGCCAAGCTCGAAACGGTCGTGCGGGAGCTGGTGGAGCGCGACACCTACCCCATCATCTACGCGTGTGGGGCGGCGCTCCTCCCGCAATACGGCGAGGTGGTGCGGCAGGTGCGGGCTCGCTATCCCGAGCTGGTGGTCGTGGAGGTCTGGAGCCAGATGGCTGGGAATGCGCCGGTGGCCGCGGCCAAGAGCGCGGGGGCGCTGGTGGGCGAGCTGGCCGCGCTGTGGACCACGCACCGCCCAGATGTCGCCGTGGTGATGGCGGATCGCTACGAGGTCCTGGCCGCCGCGCAAGCCGCCGCCTACCTCAACATCCCCCTCGTGCACATCCAGGGCGGCGAACGCAGCGGCAACATCGATGACAAGGTGCGGGATGCCATTACGCACCTGGCGGACGTGCACTGCGTGACTACCCCAAGGGCGGCGGCGCGCGTCTACGGCATGACGGGCGTCTACCACGCCATCCACCGCACCGGGTGCCCCAGCATTGATCTCGCGAAGGCGGCGCTCTACGAGCCGTGGGTGACGGCGAAGGAGCTGAGCGGCGCCGGCGACCCCGTGGACCCGCTGGAGCCCTTCACGCTCATGCTGCTGCATCCCGACACGACCCAATGGCAGCAGAGCTATACGCTGGCGACCACCGTGCTGTATGCGCTCCGGCCGCCGGTGCTCATCCAGTGGCCCAACAGCGACCCCGGCCATGAGCTGGTGGCGAAGGCCATCCGCGTGTGGATGGATAAGCACCAGGGCGAGGGCTATCGCACGATCCCCAATCTGGCGCCCACGCGCTTCCTGCGCTTGCTCAGCCAGGCCCGCGTGTTGGTGGGCAACAGCAGCGCGGGCATCCGCGAGGCCAGCTACCTGGGCACGCCCGTGGTCAATGTGGGCAACCGCCAACAGGGCCGGGAGCGCGCGGCCAACGTGCTGGATGTGCCGGGCACGGAGGAGAGCGAGGCAGTGTGCGCAGCGTGGGAGACCCAGTGGCAGACAGCCACCTATGGCTCCTCATCGCTTTATGGCGATGGCACCGCGGGTGCCCGTATTGCGGAGGTGATTTGTGGATAGGCCGCTTGTGATAATCCCTGCTCGTGTTGGGAGCCGGGGGATTCCGGGGAAGAACTTTCGGCCGCTGGCGGGGCGCTCACCGCTGGAGCGAGCGGTGTGGTGCGCGCGGCAGTCGGGAGTGGGTGAGATTGTGGTCACCACCAACGATATGGCGCTGGCGCTCAATATCGCGGGTGTCACCACCAACGATATGGCGCTGGCGCTCAATATCGCGGGTGTCACCACCAACGATATGGCGCTGGCGCTCAATATCGCGGGTGTCACCACCAACGATATGGCGCTGGCGCTCAATATCGCGGGTG